CGAAGCCGACCGCATCGGATCGCCTTATGACAGAACAGATACCGACAAATACATTGGCGGCATTAACGTAGACGACTATGGAAGACCCGTTTCATACACAATTTTCACGCGTACTATTAATAACCAGTACATTTCTCCTACTGATATTCCTGCAAAAGAGTTTATCCACTTGTTCGACGCAGCAAGACTTGACGAATATCGTGGGCGGTCTGCTTTCGCTACTGCGCTAAACGCAACGCGCGATCTGCAAGAAGCGATCAAGGCCGAAGTGCAGGCGATCAAATACGCTTCGTATCAGTCCGGCATCATCACCACCGAGAGCGGGGCCGCCGACGCAGGCGACTACTTCGCGCGGGGCAGCTCGAACGATCAAGGCCAAGTTGCAAGACTTCAGTCTCTCGACCCTGGAACGGTCAACTATCTGACAGCTGGCGAGAAGATGGAGATGTTCAAGAGCGACCGTCCGACGGGCGCGTTCGGAGAATTTATCCGCTTAATTCAAGCTCACATTTGCATGGCTGTCGGGTTGCCCTACGGCTTCGCATTCGACGCCGACAAGAGTGGGCCAATGGCACGGATGGAAGCGGCAATGGCCGAGCGCACATTCTTGCGGTGGCGTGGACTTCTTGAAGGGAAATTTCTAGACAGGATAAAAAATATTATCTTGCTCGATGCCGCCGCTCGCGGACTCATTCCAGATTCCGAATACTTGCTCGATGGCCGCTGGTGCTGGCCCGCCAAGGTTAGCATTGACTACGGACGCGAAGCGAATGCCGACATAAATTTGTGGAAGGCAGGACTGAAGACAGCCGGACAAATTTACTCCGACATGGGCGAAGACTACGAGGAAGCACTTCGCGCACGTGCGAAGGAAGCAAACATGATCAAAGAACTCGGACAAGAGTTCGACATCCAGCCTTCACGTATTTCTGATTCTGTTCCGGCCAGCGCGAACGATTCAGAGCGAAAGCCTGTTCCGCTAATTGAGAGCATCGGCGCAAACGGAACATTTGCTGTTTCAACTATCCTAACGCAACTCGCTTCGGGTGGATTAACATCCGAACAGGTCGCCGTCATTCTCCGCGTTGTCTTCGGAATGGATGAAGTGAGCGCCGCCGAATTAGTTAAATCTCAAGCTCCGCAAAGTGAAGTTCAAGCTACAGAACAACTTTCCGAACTCGCAGACGATAACAAGCCAAGCAAGGGCATGGTAGAAGAAGCATTGAAGGGCTTGAAGTGGCGCGAAGAGCACAACCGAGGCGGCACAGCCGTAGGCGTTGCACGCGCTCGCGACATTTCCAACGGCAAGAATCTTTCGGACGATACCGTCAAGCGGATGCACTCGTATTTTTCACGTCACGAAGTTGATAAAAAGGGACAGGGTTTTCAACAAGGCGAAGATGGCTTTCCATCCGCAGGCCGCATTGCATGGGCATTGTGGGGCGGAGACGCTGGCCAAGTGTGGGCCGCTGACAAAGTCAAAGGGATGCAGGCATCGCAACCCGAGCAGATGAAAGTATCGCTTGCCGTTCGCGATCCGTTCGGACGCATTACCGGATTTGAAACAAAACACGAACTCGTCATGCCGACACCCGAAAGAAACGAAGAGCAAGATGACTTCATAGGCCGTTGTATGGTGAGCGGCACGATGTCGAGCGAATATCCAGACGAGAGCCAACGCGCCGCCGTATGCATGGCACAATGGGAGAAAAAATAAATGATAACACAAGGCATCGCACTTGAAGCTAAACGGGCGCTGATCTCAGGCATCCATCAACCTGGAGACGACTACCGCATCGCATTCTATTCGGCATCAGCAAAGGTCGGGCCACAAACAAAAGCCTACGTCACCGAAGGCGAGATCAAAGGCAAAGGCTACAAGGCCGGAGGCGTCAAGCTCAAAGGTTTCAAGACCGGCAGCATCGGCAAGAATGCCTTTATGACGTTCGACGATGTTGAACTAAAAAATGCAACATTCAGCGTATCGGGCGCGATGGTCTACAATGCCAGCAAAGGCAACGCAACCTTGTGCGTCCTCAACCTAGGCGGCGAGCGCCATGTATTTGACGGCGCGTTTGAATTGAAATTTCCCAAGCCAACCGAAAACAACGCATTGATTCTACTCGCATAAATATGAAACCGACCAACCCAATTATCATCGACGGAGAGACTTACGACATTTTCACGATCAACCTCGCGATCACGTCCGTTGTAAACCCCGACGCAAGCGAAGACGCGAACGTGGCCATGCGCTTAATTCCTACTCGCATTGCAGATGGACAAGTCATTCTTGCGAATGACTACGCACGCTCGATGGCACTCGGAAGCGTCGATGGAGTGGACGCTCCGACAGCAACCGCCGTTGCTCAAATTTCTGCAAGCATTCAAGAATTTATTTACGCGAAGGGGCTGTAAAAAATGGCGCTTATTCTTTCAGCGGCGAGCGGCAATTTTAACGCAGGCGCAACTTGGGTGGGTGGAATTGTTCCAGGTGTAGGCGACGAAGCGAGAGCATCTACGACGCACACGGTCACGATCACGGCAAACGTAACTTGCACCGAACTGAGTAACGCGGGAACTGGCATATTTACACTCAACAACGGTGTGACCTTGACGGCAAACGTCACGCACAAATCAGCTACGGCAAATGTGACTTGCTTGCAATTCACAGCCGCTTCGCCAGCGACTGCAACGATTGTTGGCAACATAACGGGGGCGAGTGCGGCAGCGGCGACTACCGTTTTTGGAGCAGTAAGAAATGTCTCGACCGGCACACTTAATGTAACTGGCAGTGTAACTGGCGGCAGCGCAGGCAGTGCTGTCGGCATAACAAATGTCTCGACGGGCACGCTTAATGTTACGGGGAATATCACAGGCGGGAGCACCACGTCTTGCCAGGGATTATATTCGCAAGGAAATGGCACAGTAACAGTTGTTGGAAATCTTATTGGCGGTAGTGGCAGTAATGCTGTAGCTTTATCAAACGACAGCAATGTTTCAGTAACAATCACTGGTAGTGTGAACGGCGGGAGCAATGCGGCGGCAGCGGGCGTGACTAATTCCAGCACAGGCGTAGTAACAATAACTGGAAGTATTACGGCATCAACCGCAGTAGGCGTGATTAACGTCAGCACTGGCTCAGTCACTATCACAGGCAATATAACGGCCTCAACCGCCGCAGGCGTGACTAATTCCAGTACAGGGACGCTGACAATATCGGGTGGCACATATACTGCATCAACTGCTGCCAATGCTGTTATTTCAACAAATGCAAGCTCCGTTGTCAGAGTAAGCGGATCGTTCATTCATGCTTCCAACGGGTTCGTTCCGATCAATGCGGTGAAATTTATTTTACTATCCACGCCAACGCTCGCGAAGACTCGCTACGCTTTGAACGGATCGACGACTTACGTCGATATGTTTACCGCCGACAACGGACTCGGACAAGCCGCGATAACAGACGTTCGTTTTGGAACCGTCTACGCAAGCGGAGCATTGACCGGCGTTGCATATATTCCAGACGCCGGATCGGTGGCGGCAGGCGTATTAGTCGGAAGCGGAGGGGTCACAGGAACCGCAACGCTAACCGCTGCTAATGTTCGCGCCGCGCTAGGAATGGCGAGCGCAAATCTAGATACGCAACTTGCCGCGATTCCGACAGCCGTAACAAATGCAAACGCAGTCTGGGACGAATTGATGTCCAGCCACACGACAGCGGGAACCTACGGAGGACGCATCGTCCGAGCGACCAACGCAAACAACGAATTGCAACTAAACGCGCAAAACCACGCAGCCGCAAATGTTCACCAATTTCAAGCCGCCGTCATCGAGTCGGTGGCCTTCGCGACAAGCGCAGTCACGCTTTTCACAGGCGCGATGCGGACGGAACTTACGCCAGAACTCACCGAGATCACCGAGGTTCACGCGATCCACGGACTCGACATAGCAAACGCGCTCACGGTCACGCCTACGCTACGCTCGGCGGGAGCGATCACGCAAGCGATCACCGGCGACGGAACCACAAGCACGATAGTCACGCGAGTCTAAGCGTATGTTAGCTTCCCTGCTCATCGCTACGCAGGGCTTAATGCCAAGCCCGACGCCGCTTTCAATCGGCGTTCAGGGTTTGCTATTTATCCCAGTCGCGCCACCTATTGCGCCGACCGATCTTCCTGGAGGTGGCGGACGGCGGGACGAGCGAAAGGTGACGCTCTACGCTCTCGGCAACCAACTCCGATATTCGGTCGGAAGCGTCGATATAAGCGCAGGAACGCGGATAAATGTAACAGGCAGCGCGTTTAATTCTCGCACGTCCGACGCCGCGCTTTCGATCAGCGCGAGCACGACAGCAAAAGGCAACCGGAACCATGCCGGCACGGGCCGCGCTGGCATCTCGATTTCGTCCACATTCGACGTTGTCGGATGCGAAGAAGAGAACGAACTTGAAGTTTATTTGATGGCACAAGCGGCGATGGAATTGATGGACAGTATTTGACATCCGCGCCTTCGCATGGATGTCATCGAAGGCGTTTCAATAATTTCAATCGGCGAAGCGAAAGGCCACGGGCTTTATGTGGACGAGCAGACTTTGATGGAAGTCAAAGCGTGCTCGGAGTCATACAAGGGCGGCGTCAAGGTCAACCTCGATCACGGTGCAGGAATTAAAGACATCGTCGGATTCGTTAACAATTTCCGCATCGTCGGATCGCAACTCTTGGGCGATCTCAACCTTCTCCAAACATCGCCAATGCGCGACTACGTCTTGGAGATTTCCAGCAAACTCCCTGACACGTTCGGTATCAGCATCGCTTTCAGCGGCCCGATTCGCGAAGTGGATGGAATGGACTTCGCAAGCTGCACCGAACTCTACAGCGCCGATCTCGTGCAAACTCCTGCCGCAAATGCGACCGGGCTTTTCAGTTTTACCGCCAAGCAAGTTGACAAATTTTTCAAACAAATGGAAGACGCAACAATCGAAATCGAACCAAAGGAGGACGAGGTCAGCATCGCCGACATCGTTTCTCGTCTCGCCGCTCTTGAAACCGCCTTCGGCGATTACAAGAACAAAATGGAAATGCCAGCCGAAGAGCCAGCCGCAGAGCCTATGAAGGAAGAGATGGCCGCTGAACTCAGCGCAATTTCCAAACTCGAAGCCAAGCTCGACACGATCATCAGCAATTTCGGAGCCGCCCCAGTAAAGGCTTCGGTAGTCGCAGAAGAAAAGGCCGAAGAGAAATTCGACTTGAAAGCGATCATCACCCAGAAGACCGAGGAACTCGGCAGCCGCACCGAAGCTATCCGTTTCGCAATGCGTAACCACCGCGAAGCCTACATCGAAGCCCGCGACAACAACCAACTCAACTTTTAATCCCACCTAATTTATGGCAACACAAAACGACAACGGTATTCGAAGCTTTAGCTTCGCATCCGCGATCACCGCGAACACGCTCGTCAACATATCGGGCGCAAACGCTGCGCAAGCAGCATCAACCGGCGCCAACGCCATCGGAGTCGTCCAGAATGACGTCGCCGCTGGTGCTCAAGGCGCTGTCAAACTTTTCTTCCCATCCCAGTTCGGCATCGTGGCCGCAGCCGGTATCGTTACCGCAGGTAGCTCGGTCTTCGCTGTGACTAACGGAACCATCGTCGGAACTTTTGCAGCCAGTGCCGCGACTCTAGGAATCGCGATCAACAGCGGCGTTGCTGCTGACGTTGTGGAATATGTTCCCAAATTCAACCAATAACTAATCACCCACTATGGCTCTATCATACACAACCATTCGCGCAGACATCGCCCAGGCTGTCTTCGAAGGTCTCAGCAACAAGAACAATTTGTTCATCGGCACCGAAGTAATGCCCGTGTTCTCCTCAGACGTTCGCTCCGGCGCATATCTGAAATTGAACCTCGGCGACTCCGAAGCCCTCAACGACGACGCTCTCAAGATCGCCGCTGGTGCTGGATATCCCCGCACTAGCCGCCGTTTCACAAGCGACTCGTTCGACGCGATCGAATACGGTCTCGAAGAGGTTCTTCCTGACTCCAACCGCCGCGATCTCGATCGTTTCTTCGACACCGAAGTCAATATCGCGAGCATGCTCTTGCGCCAGATCCAAGTCTCCCACGAGGCCCGTGTTGCTTCCGCAGCATTCGCCGCCAACGGTCTGACAGCGATCAGCGCATCGGCAGCATACACCGACGCGAATATAACATCCTTTGACGTTCCAGGAGATGTCGCCCAAGCAAAGCTCGAACTCGCCAAGTATGGCGTTCTTGCTAACACCTTGATCATGTCTATGCCTGTGTTCGAGCGCATCCGCCGCTCGGCTAAAGTGCAGAATCAGTTCTTCGGCATCGTTCCTTCGGATCAAAGCCG